AAAACAAAAAGGAAAGTATAATGGGACATACATTACGGGACGATGAACTAGCTATCGTCATACGCCCTAACAACTATGAAGATGAATGGGATGGTGATTGCTCTATAGAGTTAGTTACATCTCAGGATAGCCCAGTACCTAACGTAGTTATGGCACACATCATGAATGTAGCTACTATGATGTCAGCATTCCTTGATGTAGCAGCAGAACATCCTGACGTGTATGACTTAGTAGAAGAGCATCGTAACTATCTTATGGGTATTGACGATGATGAAGAAGAAGAGCTACAAGTTACACGTGAAGGTAATGTATATAGATTAAACACATGGACAAAGACGAAAGGTAACGCATGAAGATAGAGCCAACACTAACAACTATTTCGTTTGACGATGACATTGATCCAGTAAACAAACCTATACATTACAACCAAGCTGGCATTGAATGTATTGAGGCTATCGAAGCTATGACTGAGAACATGTCTAGTACTGTAGCACCACATGCTGCAAACGTATTGAAGTACCTGTGGCGACACGAATACAAGAATGGCTTAGAGGATATTGATAAAGCTATTTGGTATCTCAACAGACTACGTGATCGCTATAAGGAGTTTCATAAATGAATGACAAAGTAGAAATGCCACATGATAAGGTTGGCGCTTTCATTAAAGCTTTCAAAGGATCACTTGACCCACGCTTGTGGGTTAAACTTATTGATGAAGAACTAGAGGAGTACAGGGCTGAGCAGTTTGGTACAGCAGAACACTTGAAGGAACTATGTGATCTACTATATGTATCGACAGGTCTAGCTCTTACAGCACCCGATCATATAGGTATGCTCCTACGTGAAGAGGAACGTGAAGCTACACTTAAACAGCAAGGGCAGGTAAGTCGTGCATTAGAAGGTGGACTAGAGTATTACGGAGAGGCTGTATTTATGGAAGCATTCGCACGTGTGCATAACAGTAACATGTCTAAGCTAGACAGCAACGGCAACCCTATCCTGCGTGAAGATGGCAAGGTTATGAAAGGGCCAAACTATAAGAAGCCCGATCTTACTGATTTACTGGAAAAGGCGGCATGAAGTTTGACATTAAAATGACTATAGATATAGATGAAGAAGACAACATACTTCCTATATCAGAAGATATGTATGAGCAAACCGTGAAGGAACTTATACAGGATGTTGTATACGATATAGATGCAAAGATTAAACAGATAGAGGTGAAAAGAAAATCATGAGCAACTACTTACCGACAGACTACCAATCATTTATTCACAAATCACGTTACGCTAAGTACTTTGATAACTACGGACGTGAGTCATGGGATGATACCGTGACACGTTACTCTACTAACGTCATTGGTGACAAGGTAGATGCAGAGACTAAGCATGACCTAGAGCAAGCTATTGTAGGTCTAGAGATCATGCCATCCATGAGAGCTATGATGACTGCTGGCCCAGCGCTAGAGCGTGACAACACAGCAGGTTACAACTGTTCATACCTACCCGTAGATGACCCTAAGAGCTTCGACGAAGCGATGTACATCCTCCTCTGCGGTACTGGAGTCGGCTTCTCTGTTGAACGTCAATACATATCTAAGCTTCCCGAAGTGCCTGTCCTCTATGACAGTGACACTACTATCGTCGTTAAAGATAGTAAGGAGGGGTGGGCTAAGGCTTTCCGTCAATTGTTAGCTCTCCTTTGGGCTGGTGAAATTCCTAAGTGGGATATTAGTTTGGTACGTCCTGCAGGTGCAAGACTTAAAACGTTTGGCGGCAGAGCATCAGGCCCAGCGCCTTTAGTAGAACTGTTTAACTTTGCTATCACTACATTCAAGAATGCACAAGGACGTAAGTTATCTAGCATAGAATGCCATGACCTAATGTGTTTCATTGGGCAGATCGTTGTGGTAGGTGGTGTTCGTCGTAGTGCTATGATCTCTTTGTCTAACCTAAGTGATGACCGTATGCGCCATGCTAAGTCAGGGCAGTGGTGGGAAACTGCAGCACATCGTGCATTGGCTAACAACAGTGTAGCATACACAGAGAAACCTGACATCGAAACATTTATGCGTGAATGGCTAGCTCTAGTAGAGAGTAAGTCAGGAGAGCGAGGAGTATTTAACCGTGAAGCTTGTGTTAAAATTGCTAAGAAGTATGGGCGGCGTGATCCTAATCAAGAGTTCGGCTGCAACCCGTGCAGTGAAATCAGCTTGCGCCCGTATCAGTTCTGTAACCTTACGGAAGTTGTGGTCAGGGCTACAGACAATGTGGATGACTTGGAGCGAAAGGTACGCCTTGCAACTATCCTTGGAACTATCCAAGCAACATACACAAAATTCCCCTATCTACGTAAAATCTGGCAACGTAACACAGAAGAAGAAAGACTACTAGGTGTAAGTCTAACAGGCATCATGGATAATCCATTACTGACTTCTAAGAACAAAGGATTGGAGAAGACTCTTGAACACTTACGAAATGTCGCAGTTGATACTAATGCTATTTGGGCTGAACGTCTTGGTATCCCTGTATCTACTGCTATCACTTGCGTTAAACCATCTGGGACGGTATCACAATTGGTGGACTCTGCTAGTGGCATCCATGCTCGTCATAACTCTTATTACATTAGGACTGTACGGGGAGATAACAAAGACCCACTTACTCAGTTCATGATTGATCAAGGTATTCCTAATGAGCCTTGTGTGTTTAAAGGTGATACAACTACAGTATTCAGCTTCCCACAAAAAGCACCACCAGGCGCAGTGACTCGTAATGATATGACAGCTATTGAGCAGCTAGAGACATGGCTTACGTATCAGCGTCACTGGTGTGAGCATAAACCATCGGTGACTATCTCAGTTCGTGACCATGAATGGCTAGCTGTAGGTGCGTTTGTGTACGAACACTTTGACGAGATGTCAGGCGTATCATTCCTACCACACAGTGACCATACTTATCAGCAAGCACCTTACCAAGACTGCACGAAGCAAGAGTATAAAGAACTACTTAAGCTAATGCCTGAACGTATTGATTGGTCTAAGCTAAACGAGTACGAGCAGGAAGACAACACTGTAGCTATGCAGACAATGGCTTGCTCTGGTGATAGCTGTGAGATTGTAGACCTAGTATGAACCAGTACGTTGTAGTAGGTAGAGCCGACTGTATGTACTGCAGCAAAGCGGTAGGGCTTATAAGAGATAACGGGGGAGTAGTTAATTACTACTCTCTCAACGATTCCAAGTGGGTGCTTGACTTATTCAAGAAAGCTGATATACGTACAGTACCACAAGTTTGGACAATAGGTGGCGACTACATTGGTGGCTACCAAGAACTAGAGAAACATATAGAAGGAGAATAATATGTTCGCAACAGTAGTATCAATCGTAGTAACGGCCTTTATTGCAATAGGTGTAGCTAATGATGTAGTAGTACCAGCAGGTGCATACGCTTATGAGAAAGGTAAAGAACTAATTATCGGCACAGAAGCAGACTAATAACAAAAAGGGTAGCTGTATAATTTATGGCTACCTTTCATCTTGCACCTAAAAATCCAACGAGGATGTAATGCAACTTAAATTGTTTAACGAAGAACCTAAACAACCAGAACCACAAGGAGATACATATTACTGTCAAGGCTGTAAGAAAGATTTACCTGAAAGAGCTTTTGCTTCTTATGCAATAGCTATATTTAATAGAGAAAAAGGTGTAGCTGGTTTTAGTGCTGGAGGTAAAGCTAAGTGCTGCAGAGCCTGTAGACAAGAGTATGATAAAGGTATACGTGTAGCAAGAAAAGAAGCACCACCAAAACCTACCGTGCCTACACCTTGCGATTGCTGTGGTATTGTAATACAACCTGAAAACATACAACTAGATCATGACCATATAACATATGCTTTTAGAGGTTGGTTATGTAAGTCTTGCAATAGTGGTATAGGTAAGATGGGTGACAACATAGAAGGACTACAAAAAGGAATAGACTATCTAGAAAGGCATGAAAGGAAATAAATGAGTCTAGAGAAAGAAGCACAAGCATTCATCTCTGGGAGACATAAGCAGTTTAGGGCAGGGTTACATGAAGGTGTCAGGAATCTACAGCAATACATAGTGGATAACTTACACAGCACAGAAGAGAAACACGAAGCACTAAAGAACTTAATAGAGGTGCAGATGTGGGCAGAACGAAGTGCATCAATGCATGGTATAAAAAAGTAAAGGGGCCGCTTGGCCCCTCTCTTTTAATCTGCTGCTAGTGCTTCTGCTGCGCCTCTAGCTCTTTGTTGTGAACGCTTCCGTACTAATGCAGCAGCATCTACATAACTGCGATACAAGTTAGTCTCGTATATGTTCTTCTCTTCATCAGTGAAGTCTTCATTTGTTCTTATAAACTCTACTGCATCATCAATAGTCATATCACGTGTCTCGAAGATAGAGCCGATGCTTTGTGAGTAGTATCCACGATCTGCTTTCCAAGCTTCTTCACCATACGCTCTATCTTGGTCAGACATAGCTTCGTACTCACCTCTGATGTAGTACTGGTAGTCACGTCTACGTGATGGCTCTGCTTGAGCATAGCGTAATAGCTGATCTTCTACTACACCACGATACAAAGTCTCTAGAGCATTAAACTGTTTAGGTAGCTCTAAGCGTTTCTGTTCGTCCGTCATGTTGCGGTATGTTTCAGTCTCCATGTACTGCTCCATATCATGAGCCATACGCCCTTGTGCAAACTGTTGGAAGCCTGTCTCTAATAAGCGGTTCTTCTCAGCGTAAGGGTTATACAAGTCTTTAAACGGATCAAGCTGTAGACGTGTTACTTCACGCTCTAATGCATTCTTTGGTGGTCTACCTACAAGTCCAGTAAGCTGTTTATCTAGTGGGTCTAGGATACGTAGTGGTCCATCACCCAAGACATTCATGCGGATAGCATCATACTTAAGGTCATCACCGAATGCATCTTTAGCATAATCATTCTGGAACTGTGTACGTGTAGCTGAAGAGAAGAACTCTAGATACTTCATAACACCGTCACTATCAATGTTAGTATCAAACATTTCGTTAAAGGTGTTAGCCATTTCATCTGTGTTAAAGTCTGGTAGCTGACGTGTTACACGTTGATACAGATTCATAGGAACATTCATGCCGTGGAAGTCTAGCATAGAGAATGTTGGGTCTTCTGTGTTAGGGATGTAAGAACTACGTGGATCAAACTGTCCATAGAAGTCTTTAAACACAGCAAAAGGATATGTTACAGGTATTACTGTATCAGACATAGTTCTGTTAAACTTATCCCAGCCTTTACCATCTAGACCTGACATAACAGCATCAACTAAACCTGTATCAACACGGAACTCAGATGTACCTAATATCTTAGCTAAGTCTGCCCTTACTTCTTTTCCAGGTTTAACAGGCATACCTTCTAATCTACGAGCAAGGTGGTCTGATATGTATGCTTGTGCAGTCAGTGGACCCATAGCTGATTGAGCATCATATGTACGATTATTATTAGGGTCTACTACTTCGTTCCAGCTAGTACCATCGTATATCTTATTCTGATAAACGTTTATTAATCCATACGTACCCATCCAACCAGTGGCAAGTTTACCATATTCTTCATCTGCTACACGTCTACCTGAAACAATACGACGAGCTACAGTAAGTCCTGTGTAGTCCGACACGAACTTAGCTTGTGATGCCAAGTATCGTGGGAATGGAATGGCTAGTGTAAGCCCGTAGTTGTGGATTGTACGGATAGCACTAGCTGCAGCTTTATTCACAGCGCTAGCATCTTTACCACCAAACCTACGCTGGAATGTAAACGCTAGTGATTCATCTAGTGCAGCTTGTAGGATATCATCAGGTAAGTCTTGTGTACGTCCTTTACGCATCATGTCTAGAACGTCAGTGCCTAGCTCTTTATTGCCTAATTGCTTAAGCTGACGGTCAATGCTACCAGCAATCACAGCACGTTTAACTACACGGTCTGACATAGTGTTCAGAACGTTCATAGCTGCGCCTACTTTAGAGAACTTATTAGAGCCTACCACAGCCTGTTCAGCTATAGCTGCATCATAGAATACTTTCTGCATACGCTTAGGTGCGCTCTCGTGTAACATAGTAGTCAAAGCTTCAGCGACATAATTATCAAATGTAAGATACTTGATGTTATCCAATGAGCCTTGTAGTGTTGCACCTGCTGAAGCTTCAGGGTTGTTACGCACAGTACGTACTGCAGCAGTAGTCACCTGATCTATCAAGTCGATACCTGTCATAGCTACAGAGAAGATGTTGTTACGCATAGTTGTAGCTGGTTGAGAAGTCATGAACATACGTCTAGCATTCTCAAGGTCTTTCAGATTGTTGATCACAATAGAAGACATACTTTTCTGTACATCTTTCATGACCTTCATTTCGTCAGACGTAACGGGTGACATCCCTGCCTCAAACAAAGAGTCAACTCTCTTAGCATAAACTTTATCTCTAGCTGTACGAGAGCTACGCAAGATACGAGCAGCGTCTGATACTTCTGATGCATAAGCTACTGATAGTTGTTCACGTGACAGGCTATACTTCTCACGTATATTATCAATGACAGCGAGAGCCTTACCATCGCCACTAGTGATACTATCAGCAATCACTTCAGTGATACGCTTACCTTGCTTGATCATATCATCTGTAACACCTAGCTCTTCTGCTACTTCATAACCTGCAGCAGCGATACGCTGGATAGTGTCTACATCAAAGCCACCGATAAGCCCATCAGGTAAGTCAGCACTAAAGATGTCTTGACGTACAACTTTACCTTCCTCTACCATACGTGGATCAATAGCACGTAGCATATTGTTTGACACGTAGCTTAGTAGAGCTTTACCTTCTGGTGTCTTCTTAGCTTTATCAGACAGCTTCTTAGCTGCCTCTTTTGCGGCGACACGTCTTTCGTTTAGTGCCTCCTCTCCCATCTGACCTGCCTCTACAAGTTTCTTAGATGCACGGTTAGATACAAGCTTCCCAGCGCCGTATAAGGCTACACCTGGTGCAGCACTAAGTGCACCCGACACTGCAGCTTGTCCTAAGCTAATGTCACGCTCTTCACCAATAGACTTACCACCTATCTGACGAATACGTTGATTAGCTAAATCAGTTAAAGCACCGATGCTACCATCTGCAGCAGCAACGATACCAGCTTTCTTAAGGTTATTCATAGCTGCGCCACGTAGCATAGAAGCAGATACAGCCTTACCTGCACCTTTAGCTAACTCAGCACCCGCTTTAATAGCTACAGCACCAGTACCTGCAGTAAACAAACCTGCAGCAGCAGAAGCCATTGTAGTAGGAGATGATAGTACAGCACCTGCATAGTCTTGTATCTTTTCACCACCACGGTCAAACCAACCTTCACCTTTAGCATTATCAAAAGCAAACATCAAACGACTGAAAGCTTCACGTTCTTGTGTTGGCGTAGTTTGATCAGCTAGATAGTAATAGTCTTTATACATAGTGCGTTCATTAACTGATTGGTAACGCATATGCTCAAGGACTTTATCTGTGATGTCAGATGCAGACATATCCTGTAAGTCTTCGTCTGTGTATTCTAAACGATTACTCTTCAGGAATGTTACAGCATCTTTAAGGAAAGCACTATCTGTACGTAAGTCAGACAGCTTCTTGTCCTGCATTGATTCTGCTGTGTAATAGTTATATGGGTCAGCCACAGTGCTAGTCCTTACTGGTTAAGGTTAGTGAGTACAGTTTTGTATATCTTAGCTATTGTGTCTAAATTAGCATCAGATGTCATAGCTGGTATATCTAAGCGGTTAGAGTTTTCATCAAACCACGCAGCTAGAGCATACTTAAACTCTTCTTCGTCTTCCTCTCCTGTCATTCCATCTTCACGTAAGAAAGATATAATATCGCTGTTGTATTCTGTTAAGAAGTCTGTTGTATTTTTTAGCTCTGTAGATGTGTCTTCCTCAACATCACCTTTAAACGCATCACTACCTGCGAACCACATGTCTAGTGGGCGTACAGGTAGACCTGCATCTCTGCGTTCCTCACGAGACATTTCATTCCATTGCTCTTTAGTTACAGATGCCATAGCTTCACGCATACGATCTTTGTTTTCTAGATTACGCTTAGCTACTTCACGTGCACTACCGATAGCTGGTGGCTTCTCTGCTTCAGCTTGTATTTGCTTTAGCTCGTTCTCTAAAGCTTGCTGTACAACAGGATCAGTCTCAGCTTCTATCTTACTCTTTAGTTCTTCTATCTCTTCATCTTCTACTACAGGTGGTGTAGGAGCTACTGAAGCTACATCTGGTTGTTCATCAAGTGTAACAGGACCAGTAGGCAAACCCATGTCATCATCTGTTAGCGCTTCCTCCGTCTGTTCATCAAGTGTAACAGGACCACTAGGTAAACCCATGTCGTCATCAGTTAGTGATTCTCTTGTTGATGTTTTAGGTACAACACCATTGATGATAGCTTGATAATCCTCTGCAGTGAAGCGTCCCTTCTCATTATAGATAGCATTGATAGCTGCGATAGCGTTACCCTTCTCTACGTTAGCCATAAGAGTTTGTATCTCTTGTACTCCTGCAGTACCACCATCAATCTGTGAGAAGATACCTTCTAGTAGATTACGTCTAGCAGCAGGACCAATCAAACCTAGCCCAGCGCCTGAGTTAATAATCTCTAGCTCAAGTTTAGCCATAGACATAGATGCCTCTAGCGCATTGTCACGCATCACAGTCTTATCATCAGATTTAATACCTGTAGTTGTACGGAAGATGTCAGGATCAGAAATGTCTGCACCTGCTAAGCGTGTAGCAATCATGGAATTAAACTTACGCTGTGTTCCATCATAGCTATTCTTATCGTAGTCAATGTCATCAAACACAACATCACGTGTACGTGTAACACCAGGAATAACTTTCTGTTTAGTACCTTGTGTAGCTTGGAAGTATTCTAGGTCAGACACATCATAACCCATAATCTTCATTGCCTCTAGTTGTTTCTCAGCAGACAGCTTAGGGTTATACCCAAGAAACTCACCAAGACTTGCAGCACCTGTACGTGTTTTAGCAGCTTCGCTTTTAGGGTCTTCTTCTTTCTCTAGCATTACGCTTTGTAGACCCATGATCTGTGCAATAGCTTGTTCACGTGTAGTGTTCTCTGGTAGTACAGCTTCAGGCATATCAACAACGTTAATGAAGTCTTGCTTACTTACACCAGAACGTCCTGCTGCAGTACGAGCAGCGTCCTCATTAATGATATTTTGATATAACTTTGTTATGTCTGTACCTTGAGCTAGTGCAACAAACTCTTCATCTGACACATTATAGCGTGTCTTCATGATGTCACCAATCTCAAGAATGTTTTTATATTCTGCTGTAGCTTGTGCATAACGAGGAGCCACAGCTTTAGCTGAAGCAATACCCTGATCAACTAAGTCTTGGATACGCTCTCGTCTATCCTTTAGGTTACTAACAAATGTATTAGCAAAACCTTTAGCGAAACCTGCTGCAAAACTCATATTATTGTCCTCGTGCCATTAGTCCTACAGGCATTTCTTCTGCAGGTGCTTCTTCCATTACTTGTTCTTCTTGTTGTGGCGCTTCTAGCTGTTCTTGTGTTTCCATCATAAGCTTCTCACCTTCGTCAGCTTTCTGAGGTACAATCTTACCAGTTTTCATAGCAAGTTTAGCTTCTAGTTTAGCCTGTCGTTTCTGTCTAGCTTTAGCATCTTTATCATCGTAGTCTGCCATAGACATCTTATACTCTACACCTACAACATCAGCTAGCGATTTAATATGTGCGCTTACAAGAGGCAGCAATAACATCTTAACATCTACAGTGTGCATACCATTCATCACACCCATACCTAACATAGTACCTGCTACTGTCTCAATAGGAATACCTACGTCGAGCATATCTATTACATCATCTACAATCTCTTCATTGCCTAGCTTTTCCATATACATTTCTAGTACATCCATAGGATCAGAGAACTTAGAAGGTTTCTCCCAAGGAGCGTTACCTGGTTCTGCTGTAAGAGACTGACCTGGGATAGGTCCATCAAAAGGAGATAGTGACATTTTTGTTATACCTTATTTAGTGAAACCTGCGCCGAAGTAGAGTCCTACAATGGCTGATACGATATGTGTGTCTAGTGGAGTGATTACAAAGCCTTTAGCCATCTTCCACTGTATTGCTTCTGCTGGACCAAAGAGCCAAGCTAACGGACCACCAGTAGCTTCAGTGTACCCTACATATACGCTGACATCAGGATACCATACAGCGACTAGCTTTGGCAAGACAATAATAGAGAATACAGCAGATAAAGCGATAAGCCTACGTGTCCAAGCAAAGTGTTTGTCATTCTTACCTGCATCACGTGCATCAGCTACAGCACTACGGTTAAACTCTGCACGTTGCATAAGCATCTCGTTCTGCATCTGACGGGCTTTCATAGACTGACCCCAGATAGACATTACACCACCTAGCACAGTGGAGAATAGCATAGTGATTAGTTCTAGGGGTAAGCCAAACATTATTCTTCTTCTTCGTCAGGACGTAACATAGGACGTTGTGATGTGCTACGATCTTCTGATTTATTAAAAGAGTCTAAGTAAGTTGTAGCTGCTGTCCATCTGTCTTTTTTCTTTTTACTTCCAGAGCCAGGATTAACAGCTTTGTGTAAAGAGTTTGCTGTAGGTGTTTTATCAAAGAAACCTTTAATGTCTAAGAAAGCAATAGCAGCAGGTACTGCATACTTAGGGTCATTTACTAGTTCAGGATTCTTAACAAGATCAACACCTATTTTATCACCTACCTTTTTGTACATGCTTTTATGGGTTATGTGAATTAAACCACGGCCTCTGTATTTAACACCACCTTCATATGCGCTATCAAACAGGGCTTTACCAAAACTAAATAGATTTTGACCTGCATTTAATTTAGCTTTATCCGCATCGGATAGCTTTGCTATAGCCTTATCTATTTTACTTTGACTAATATTAGCGTCTTTTGCATTCTTTAAACTATAACCCATGCTTTCAGTTAAACTATCAAAGTTTGTACCAGACTCTAAAGTAAATGCACCTAGAGCAGAAGCAGCATACATATTCTTACCTAAGATACTTACTATCTGTTCTTCTACTGTGTCTTTATTTAAGGTTGTGTTTTCTTTATTTAGGTCTAAAGCTTTTTGTACAACCTCTGTAGGTTTCCCAAGCTGCACCCCATCAGCGACAGACTCAGTAACAACATCAGAAACAGTTTCATCTATACTTTCCTTTAACTCAGGAGACATCAAACCACGAAGTCCTAACTCATTACCTCGTGTGTCAGCATCTAGTTTATATGGTTCAGGCACAAGCATCTCAGGCTGCTCTGGTACACCTTCTATAACAGGCTCTGAATCAGCAGTAGGTACATCCATAAGTTCATCTGGCACAGGTGGTTGAGGTAGTGTAGGTGTAGGCATATTGACTAAACCTTCTAGTACTTCCTTACGTGCCTCTTTTACTTTTTCTTCTGAGTCTGTCCACCAATCAGATATAAACTTTACTATACCGTAAGACTCGTCATCTTTACTTATAGTAGGCTTAGTTAACAAACCTTGTTGCTCAGACTTAGGTAGTTCTGCTTTATACGCCTCTTCCTGAAGAATACGTAGTATCTCTATCGGGTCCGTTGTTTTTGATAATTCTGTTAAACCTGCCATTATACGTTACCTTTAAATAGGAAGAAACTTTTTAAGTAGATAATCTGTAGCTACAGCAGCAATGCTTCCTGCAGCTTCACCTTTAGCTGCTGCTACTTGACCGTTCCTCTGAAGCTCAGCAATCATGTAAGAGTTTTCACGAGTAAGTTCATTATCTGATGTACGCCATGCATAATCTAAAGCATCACGCTCTTGCTGTAGCATATTGTTATACGTAGTCTCAGTATAACCATTAGCTGCAATAGCTGCATCACGGTTAGCTTGGTTCTGTGCAGCGTTATCCATAGTAGTGATAGCTTGTTCCCACTGAGCATTAGCTTGCTCAACTACAAGAGCTTGGGATGCGTTAAACTGATCACGTGCATTCTGTTGTGCTGCATTAAATTGTGAGATAGCATTAGCTTCACCAGCGTTAAACTTCTCCATAGCATTAGCTTGCTCATTGTTAAACTGCTGAATCTGTGTCTGCAAGTTAGAGAAAAACATACCTACTTGATCTTGGCTAGAAGCGTTAAACTGACGTGTAGCATTCTCAGCAGCAGTATCAGACATAAATACACTTGCTAAGCTTTGAGCCTTAAACATAGCAACTTGCTGTTGGTTAGACATGCTAGACATATCAAAGTCTAGGAATGCTTTAGCTTTTTGGATTGCTGCCTGTTGTCTATTGTTAAGGTTAGTCAGATCAAGCTGTGACATAGCTGCAGCATCTGCCATGATCTTAGCATTCTTAGCATCAAGGTTAGCAATGTCTACAGTCTGCGCCATACGTGCATTCTCTAGTGCTACCTGTTGCTCAGCAGTAAAGTTAATCTGTGCTATATCAGCGATACGTGCAGCGTTCTGTACACGTGCTTGGAACTCTTGGTCAAACTCCATGCCAAGGAACTTAGAGCGTTGCTCTGCAGCAAACATAGCAGCTTGTTGGCGGTTACTTAAGTTCTGAGCTTCGAACTGAGCACGTGTCTGTGCATCCATCTGTGCAATAGGTAGTGCAGACTCCATAGCAGCTTGTACGATAGCTTGACCAGCCATACTAGAAGCTGACAAACCTCGTGCAGCCATGCGCTGGGTAGCGGCTCTCATAGCACCAGCAGCCCACGCAGGAGTCTCACCATCCTCGAACTGCTCCATAAGCTGTGTAAGCTGACCTTGTACAGTAGCTTCAGTAGATGGAACACCAGTAGCTGCAGCAAAGTTAGTCTCTGCCTTAGCACGTTCCATGTCTACAGCACCTGTTACTTCCATCTCTGGTGTAACTTCTAGCGCTGGGATAGCTTCTACTCTACGAGCACGATCAATCTGATCTACTGTAAGACCTAACTGTGCTAGCTGTTGCGGGTCCATAGTAGCTGCATCAGCTAATGCTTCTGCGCTAGGCTTACCTGTTACAGCAGTTAGCTTAGACATTACGTTAGCTACTTCTTGTGCAGCTTCAGCAGTAGTCATACCAGCAGCTTCGAACTCTTTAGCTAGAGGTACATCAGCACGTAGCTTAGCAATAGTTTGTTGTGCTTTAACAGCATCCTCTGGTGCTTGACCTACACCTTCAGCAATCATACCAGCTTCACGCTGTGCATCTGATACCTGAACTACATCCTGCTTAGTGACTAGCTCTTCAGGTTTATCTAATGCTGTAGAACGTAGCTCTGTAGTGCTAGGCATACCTACAGTCTCTAGTGCAGTCTGTGCTGTAGATACACCTGCACGAGCTTGTGTTACTTTAACTTGTTGCTGATCAATAAGACCTTGTAGTGTAGCACGTTGTGGATCATCAGCAGCCATGTTAGCAAGCTGATTAGTGTATTGCTGTAGTAGACCTTGCTCTTGTCCTAGCGTCTGTTGTGCAGTGTTTAGATTAGCACGAATAGTCTCAGGGTCTTGTACTGCTGTACCAGCCTGTGTGCGATAGTAGTCTTGATACTGACCTAAGTTCTGCTCATACTGTTGTTGCTGTTGTTGATACCCTTTATAGATGTCACTACCTTTGTAACCTGCTATAGCTTCAGCAATCATTTTTGCATCATTCTCAGCACTTGCAGGGTTACGTACAGTTGACTTTACTGTTTGACCATTATCAAAAGTAATAGTCCAGTTACGTTTACCACCTGTAATAGTGTAATTGCTAGGATCTTCTGGTAAGTCTCCACTAGCTAACAAATTTTGGACACCTGTTTTAAGATGGGCGGTTTGACCTGCAGATGTGTCTTCTAAGTAAGAAGTAACATCAGGAGCTTCTACAGCAGTAGGTAGACCTGCAGTAGGATCATAAGGAGCAGGAGGTTGTACAAGAGTAGGATAAGGTGTAGGAGCAACATCAAACCCACCTGTAGTGTTAGGCTGGTTAGTCATACCACCAACCTGCATAGCTACAGGAGGTTGCATAGGTTGCTGATTAGGCTGAGCATACAAGCGATTATAGTCAAGTGTAGCAGCTTGTTGTTGCATCTGTTGCATAGGAGTAGGAGGAGCCATGTAGCCACCTACTTGCATAGCTGTCTGTGGACCACCTTCTACACGAGCCTTAGCCATCTGTGCATACTTGCCCATCATAGATGCAGCTTTAGGGCTAGACATCATGAACTTATTAATGTCATCCTGTTGCGCTGGGCCTGTGTAGCCCATCTTAGATAACAGTGTTTGTTGTTGTTGCGGTGTGAATCCACCAAAACGTTTAGCCATAATGTTTTACCTTATTTATTCATTGTCATCCATACTGCGCCAGCAATAAACGTTAGTACGGCAACAGTGACTAGTCTTGTTACAGTAGACCACACAGACTTACGAGTATCACGCCATGCTTCTAGTAAGCTACGCATCTCAGTTATATCTTTGTGTGCGTCATCATCTAGCAGTCCAATAGAACGTAAAGCTTCCTTTGCCCCACGTCTTGCTGCACGATCTAGCATAGCTTCTAGTTCATCAGATGTTAGCTTAATGTCCGACATGGCCTAACTCTTACGGTTTAGTAGGCCAATCGTCCTCACTTAGATGAGGCCAGTTAGCATGTGTAGTAATGTCACGTAGTGCTTGACGGTAGGCTGTTTGTTCAGCAGTCATAGTACGATCTGATGTAGCCCACCAATCTGTTTCAGCAATAAGGCTGTCACGTTCATTACGATTACGTTCTGCTGCATCACTGTCAAGACGAGCTTGATAAGCTGCTTCATGTTCTGCTTTAGTAGTTGTAACACCATCTTCTGTGGTGTCACTGAACATGTCAGCTATTTCCCAAGCCTCAACCCAGTTGCCTAAGCTATCCTGTACTACACCATTACGGCGTGCTGTTTGATATGCACCAATGCCCTCTGTAGGTTTAGGTGCACGTAGCACTGGGTCTACGTTAAGTGCGTCATGCACATTATTATTCCATACACGAGGCATGGACATATTTGGGTTGTCACGTCTAAGTTCACCCTGTGTTTTTATTTCGCCTGTTGTGCGATCACGATATTCAGCCATTAGTTGATTCTCCTTTCTGACCTTGAGTTATGCTGCGATTGCGTAGAAAATAAAGGTATGGCCATTGTAGTTAAGGTTTAACCCACCACCATTGCGCACGGTAAAGCCCGAAGAATAAGGACTTAATTCATTGTATGAAGAATTTTCTGCGGCAGTTGTGTTTAGTTCCAAATACGGACTATTACCTGAAATAATACCTCTTTCACTATCGAACAAAAACCAGCTTCCAGCGTGAGAACTTTTCTTAATTAGCACAAATCTGGAACCGCTACTAAAGCCACAGTCAATATTCTGCTCTGTATTACCGTCACCAGTATAACTCCCCACCTTAGACACACCGTCTAACGAAGCAAATAGATAAGCTATACATTTATGTGATGTAGTATATCCACCTGCTGCATTACTGGTTAATCTAATAGACGTATCAGTAAAGTCTCTGTGATATCCTTGTTGTGTTGATGCACCTGTTCCAAAGTCTTGGAAAACATGTCTATCGTTTTCATTAGAACTATCCCAACCTGTTAGGTGATCATGAGCAATAAACCAAGAGCCTGAACCGTAACCACTATCATTTCTGTTTTTTGACCAAACCATTTCTGGTACAACACCAAGATTGTGAGGTATGGTGGTGTTGCCAGTTCCGTCTACATTCCATGTAACTATATCAAAAAAACCTGGCGCACGTTTCCACATAAAACCTATATCATTTGAGTCTACGTTTGTGTATTCGCCATGACCGTTCATGTAATCCCATTCACCAACAACATTAGATTCTAAATCTCTTTTATTTGTATAAATAAAACGTTTACCTCTTAATCTGTCAATAACTCTTTTGTCATTTTGTGTGTCAATGTTATTAGGATATAAAAGAAAATCCGTTACAAAGCCTGAATAAAGTTCTGGTGGTGTGGGTGATGTGCCACCTCTTGTATCAATAGCAAAGACATCATCAACATCTGTTGGAGTTGCCATTGGACCACGGCGTATGGCTATGTAAACGTAAGGGCCACCACCAAAGTAGTTTGTGTTTATATGAAAACCATTTGGTTTTGGGTATAAATAATCAGAGTTACCATTTTCTTCTGCATTACTTTGGTTTGCGTATAATCTTCTTGGATCATGTGATCTAACAAACATACCCCGTATATTGTCGTATATTTGCCAATCCCCTCCAGAATCTGTTCTTTTAATCATTATCCACTGAGGTTCATAACCTAAGTCAACATCAGTAGCTGTACTTGCAGGTACTTTATCACAACGAATAATGTCTTGATCTCCAGTTTCACCAAAAGTACCATCACCATCATGGGAAGCAAAAATGTAGGCAATATAGTTTTTACCATTAGCATTAACATCACCCGAATTACTTAATGTAAAGTTAGTTGCTGTTGGTGCTGTGCTATTCCATTCAGGAGCAGATGGTACTATAGCAACATTAGAGTTTAAACGTAATCTATAATCCTCTGGAGTACTTGCGTGAGTTCCTTTGTGGTAAACAGGCCAATCACTATAATCATTTAAAGATTTAACAATAATACACCCAGGAACACTACCAAGATTATGACTAACAGTACGACCTGCAGTTCCGTTCCCAGTATAACTGACTACATCAAAAAAACCTGAGGCTTTGCGGAATGTCCAAGAAACGTATTCATCAGTACTACTATTGTATATTTGTGCACCACCGTCACCGCCTATACTAAAACCATCTGTTCGTGTAGACCATACAGTACCACCTTCATCAGCTTGTGAAGCTCCAGTATTAGACTCTATCCTATATCTACCACCTCTTTCACTATCAAAAAGTTGATGGTCACTAGTACCATTTCTACGTTTAAACCACGTCATTCCACCTTCAGTGTCCAAGTCTATTCCATTAGAAATAATTTTGGTTGTTCCTGTACCATCATATACATAAGTGCTAAACACATCCTCAACATTCAGGCCACCACCACCTGCTGCAGACATCATTAACTTTTTAATGTTACTCATTCTATGTTATCCTAAGTCTAAACCTGCTGTAAAGCCATACCACGTAGTACCACCATCATGTGTGTAGAACACAAACTGATCTACTGCAGATGCTGTACTTGTAAGTTGAGGTACACCAGAGGCTGCATACTGATCTGCATTAGGCCATATAATAGCACTAGGCCATGTTACAGTATAACCACTAGCACTTGCATCCTGTACAATCTTAAGTGAGAAACCATAAGCTGTACCACTAGAAGGTGGATTGCTAAATGTAAACGTAGTGTTCTCACTTAGTGTATGGCTAAATACGTTACCTGCTTCACAGTCAATCGTAGTTGCGTTACTTGATGATGTTACAGCAGCAAATGTTTCATTGTAAGATGTTACCACAAGTTCGCCATCAATGTCAATATCTCCTGTGTAAGTAGATAGACTATCAAGCTTAGTATCAAGTTGTGTCTGAATGTTTGACGTTACACCGTCTACAAAGTTTAACTCTGCTGTTGTTAAAGTAGCACCATCAAGAATGTTTAACTCTGTATAACTAGCAGTTACATCAAGACCAGCTAAGTTTTCTATCTTAGTATCTAGCGCAGCCTGTAACCCGTCTACGTTAGCAATAGTGTGGTTGTGACTATCATCAGCAATAACTGTAGTGATAGTGATGTTAGCTGAGCCATCAAAGTTAGCTGCACCTGCTACATCACCTGCTAAACTAATAGTACGTGCTGTTGTAAGAGCATCTGCTTGTGCTGCTGTACCTGTAATAGATGCATTAATATTACCTGTAACAGTAAGGTCACCATCTACGTCTGCATTACCTGTGACATTTAAAGTCGCCACATTAGCAGTATCAATAGAGCCTGTATCAATATAAGCAGTGCCATCAATATATGCATTACGCCATTCGCTTCCAACAGCACCAAGATCGTAAGAATCATCAACAGAAGGAATAAGACTTGACGCAACATCTGCATTTACTGTCACCGTATCTGTAGCTGCATTACCTAGTGTAGTATTACCATTAGCAGTAAGGTTACCTGTAAGTGTTGTGTCAGTTGATACTGCTAATGTACCAGTAATAGAAGTAGAACCTAAGTTAACAGAACCTGTAGATGTAATAGAGCCATCAAGATTAAGGTCACCTGCTAGATAAACATCTTTGTATTTCAGGCTAGATGTACCCAAGTCTACTGTATTGTTTGTCTTAGGGCGTAGTACAGTAGTTGTAGCTACAATGTCTTGCGCTGGGCCGATAACCTCAATAGGTGCACCTTCACTAGTAGTGCCATCGTGTGTGTGGCCTGTGCTAGCGTTAAAGGCTGCTTCTACAGCGTTAAACTCGTTGTCTAGATCATCAGCATCAATAACATTACCGTTAGCAATGTTGTTAGCTGTATCTGCTCTTACGTAACCTGTACCCATAAGATTTCCTTACTGTCTGTCATCTGTAGCAAACTCGAAGATTGCTGTGTCTAATAAAAATGAAGCATCAGAACTTTTATCTTCGATGCGGATTGCTACAGTCTCACCTGATCCTACTACTTGATTGATGTAGCTTTGTGTGCGTGGCGCACCAAATACAGCGCTGCCATACTTTGATGTATTATCACTAAATATACCAGCAGAGCCACCTGTTTGTGTTATAGTAAATGTTGGTGGTTGTATGTAACCTGTTTTGTTTTGGTTAAACCTAAGACCTGCATTAATGTTAATAGCACCAAAAGGTTTAATATAGAAGTCTAACTTGTAGAATGTCTTACGTACCTGTGGATCATTGATAGGCATAAAAGGTGATTCATATATAGCATCAATGTTCTCACCGTCTAAGCTAGTACCTGTATCCATGTTATACACATAGCCATCGTTGTTAGCAAATACACGATACTCATCTTCACCAATAAACTGAGAGTCAGCTATGTATACCTTAAACCCTTTTATCTCTGCCCACTGAAAGCCTTGCCCACCCTGGTCAACAAACTTAGTGCCTAACACACCCTTAGCGATCTTAGATTGTTCACCTGCTACATAAGCGAATAAGCGATACTGTGCTTTACCACGAATAACTGTGCTAGCAAAACTTGCTGCGTAGTCCTGTAGTTTAGTTACAGTAGGTCTAATGTTCTTAGATGCAACATCAATACCGAAGTCACCAATGCGATCTGTTGAGCTTAGTGTGCGTAACCCATCAGGACCAAGGAACATAACATCAGCGCCGACCTCTTGGATAGTATCAGCACTTAAGCATCCTAAGTCTTCAGTCACAGCGTTCATTACAAAGTCTGCTGCACTAGAGCCTGTGATACGCATGATCTTATCAAGAGCAAACACGATAAGCTGATCACGAAATACAATCAAACCAGTTATCTCTGATCCGATGCTGATACTTCCTGCACCATTAGCTGGGTCTAGATCATCTGCACTATACGGTGCTGTAAAGACTAGCTCTGTGCCTACACCAAAGAAGAGAGTACTCTTAAACAAACATACGTGGCTAGCACCTTCTACAGCATCATTAGTCGCTGATGTTGTCATGTAAGTTAGTGTGTTTGCTGTACGATCATAGTAAGCAGGGAAGTTAACACCATCAACAAAACAAATCTGATAAGCGTTGTTAAAGTTATAACGAGCTTGTCTAGCTTTAGTAAAACTTGTATTAGGTGCAGTAGCTAGTGATGACCAAGCAGGTGTAGCATCTGTAGCATTAGCTATGTAGTAAACACCACTACGTGCAGCAATTACTTTTTCGTTAGTGTCTTCTTGTATAATGGCTAAAGCTTGTACTGGACCACTACCCGATAAAGCTGCATTAATAAACTTATTATACCCTGCTACCTTACGATAACCACCGTCTAGTGATGGCTCAAAGTTCTGCAGTTGGAATGCTGAACCTACATTGTTGATACCTTGTTGTAGTGGACTGATATTAGTAATCAACCCTCCAGTAAAAGGTACAGGAAATGTTTGCCACTGTGTAGCCATAATTATGAAACTCTTAGACTAGAGGAACTACGAGTAAGAACAGTTGAGCGTACATAGTCATAACGGTTAATGTAAAGACTACGCATGTATTTAATGCCTTGTTCAAACTTACCTTGTGCAATCTGTGATGCTTGTGTGTCAGCACGGAACTGATAAGCGTAGAACATAGCACCGTCCACAATAATATGTTTAAACTCTAAAGGTACACTTGGTACGTCATCATATAACTCAAGCGACACAGGGTTGCGATAATATTCGTAAACTAGCTCATATGCCTTGTCTGGGGTAGGAAGAATAATAAACTCTTGACTTGGTGCACGTACAACGTGGCGTGGAAGAGTCTGCATATCACTATCAGAGTTATACTCGTAATCAACGTAATTGTCAAGGTATTCTTGATAATCCATTGATTTTAGTTTAGTAGTACTTACATTTAATGTAGTATCTTTCTTGATGCGAAAACTGTTCATGTCAATTAGCTTAGCATCTGTAGGATAATCGTAACGTGTTACACCTGCTGTAAGAGTCTCTTCCTCTAAGATGTGATTCCAAGGCCAGTTAGACTCTTCGTGGTTGATATGTCGTAGTGAAGCATTTACAGCATCCTTAGCTGTATTGTAGAAACCTGAAGCTGTAGCAAAGTTAGAACTTGTTAGCTCTACTTCGTTCAGCCTACGGTTAACCTCGTTTACTAGTCCTAGATAGTTATAAGCCATTATTTATTCCTTACACGTAAACGAACCTTGCGCTCCACTACCAAGCCATTCGAGTCAGCTATACGACAATAGAACTGATATAGTATGTTGTTAGAGCCTGAACCTAAACGTGCTGTAGTAACTGTATCAGTGTTAGTAGCAGACACTAACTGAATACCATTAACAAGTTGACCACTAGGGATTAGCTGTGTCTTTACACCATCAGCGTCATCAACATACCAAGTAACACTGCTGATAGTTGCACCACTAAGAAAGCGTGACCAATCAATGCTGTAGTCTAGTATTTCATCAGGGTCTTTGTTAGGCCATTTAAGAGACATTATTATTATTCCTATGCTGCACGTACATACACTGTGTTACCTAGTGTGCTATACTCGCCTATGTAAGCAGTACGATCTCTGCTATAGTTTTGTTTAATTGACTCATAGTCAAACTGTACTGTGTTAATTGTTTCATCACCTACAGTAAACGTACCTTGTACACCTACTGGCAATACTACAGCTTGACAATCTGTTGTAACAGTGTTGCCTGATACTGTACCTGCTACACCTTTACCTGCTAGACTGATGTTAGCATCTGACTCAACTACAACTTCGTCACCATCTACTAGAAGTGAGTCAGTGATAATCTCTAAGCCAAACCCTACAGGTTGGATAGTAGGACCAAACCCAGCGCTTACAGTAAGATAAGCAAGGTTAGCTGCATTTACAATGTCTGTAGAAGCATTTGTACCATCAAAATGTAGTAATGCTAACGTGTCATTATCTACTGTAAAGGCAGAGGTAGGTGGAGTAAAGCCTGTTCCAGTATACTGTGCTACATTAGAAAGTCTTACTTCGTCAATGTAACCATCAAAATCACCAAAACCATTTTTACCTACAGTAAAAGTACCATTGTCTGGGCGGTTAGCACTAGAACTTGATTCCTCTAATGTTCCGTTAATGTATAGTCTATGAACGTTTCCTTCTCGTTCAACCGTAATCATAGTCCAGACATTTGCAGAAACTCTGGTATCAGAAATAAAGAGAGTCGTTGATCCTGCTACAGTACCTTGGACTTGATCTCCAATTAAATAAACACTTAATAGAGAACTTGTACCAGACTGAAATAGTCCTTTATAACCTGTAACGTTGTCAGGTCTAATCCACATATCTACTGTGAAATCACCTGAACTTAAATCAATGTTACTATCAGACTCTACATAATCATCTGTTCCATCTAACAGTAATGATGCAGTGCCAAACTTTTGTTGTGCTGTAGAAAGTTGTGCATCACCCTCTGCTGTAAATGTTGAGAATGAGTTAGAGCTAGTTATATTACCTGTAGCAGATACACCAGTAATAGTAGGTGTAGTACCAACGCCTAAGATAAATGTTAGGCCATCATCTGCTGCACCTGTACCTGCTACACCCGTTGGTGCAACTACTGCTTCTGCTGCCGCTGTTGCACTACCTGCTGCACCGTTAGCTTGTACACCCGTAAGGATAATAGTAGTACGTGAGCTAACGCTAACTCCTGCACCATTGATTACACCTGTACCTGCTACACCTGTAAGGCTAAAGGAAGCATCGGCCTGTTCATAGCTTTCACCAAAGGTAGCTACGGAGAAAGGATTAGTTGAGTAGGCCATGCTTTACTCCTTATGCAGCAGCATCACTTGCGAGTACACCGTACCAGTTAGAACCGCCATCACGTGTATGGAAAACCAAGATGTCAGTCTCACCGCTTGCAGGTGCATCTGGGGCTGTACCACCTGCCCACCTCACTGAGCTAGGCCATGTGACTGTTGAGCCGTTACCTGTTAGCTGTAGGACGAAGCCATTAGACATACCGCTTGTAGCACCGCTGAACGTAAACGTAGTGTTGCCTGACATTGTGAGGCTAAAAGCACCACCACTACTTACATTACAGGTTGGTGATGTGCCTGATAGTGCGTCATAGTCCTCACGCAATGAACCATCATATAAAAACAGACCATCATTGTTAAGCCGCATGAATTCTGAGTTAGCGATATTCCAATGATGCGAAGTGTTGTATTCGTGTCTATACGCCCACGCCGAACCTGCATCTAAGAAGCCAATTTGGTTTGAGTCAGTGGAATAAACAGCACCACGAATAGCGTTGCCGCTTGTTGCCATATTTAGGCGTGATGATGTTTGGTTGCTATACACGTTATAAGCATTATTTGCATAGCTTGCAAAGTGCATCTGGTTTGTTTCGTTATAAAGACCTTCACCAGAGTTATAGTTGCGGAACCAATCATCTGCGTAGATGTTTGTACCCCGTAAGTCTTTGCCAGAGCTAAACCATGTCAAACCATCAAGGTTGTCAGCATCTAAGCCAGAACCAGAGCCGTCTACTGTTTTGATCTTCGTCAATACATCAGATGCAGTGTAGGATGAACTTGCCAACTTAGCATCTAGGGCAGACTGCAATCCATCTACGTTACCTATAATATGGTTATGGCTATCATCAGCAATAGTTGTTGTAAGTGTAGCATTACCAAGGTTAGTAAATGTCGCAGAACCTGTTACGTCACCAGAAAGTGTAAGAGTAGGATCAGATGTAGCAGTAGTTGCAATGCTTACGTTACCAGAGCCATCAAAGTTTACGTTACCTGTAACCGCACCTGTCAGTGCTATATTACGTGCTGTTGTTAATGCAGCAGCAGAAGTAGCTGTACTTGCGTTACCACTAAGAGCAGCAGTAATAGTACCTGCACTGAAGTTACCTGATGCATCACGTGCTACAACTTTAGATGCTGTGTTGTTAGGAGTAGCATCTACGCCAATCGTAAGAGCAGCACCTTCGGAACCTGCAGCACCACCTGTAATGTAGTTGCCTGAAGCTACAGACGTTACATAGTTACCTGTAGTGTCAGTACCTAGTGCTACAGAATCAGCAGCAATAGTAGTTGCAATAGTTGCGTTACCTGTACCGTCTACACCTGTAACACTACCAGTAACATCACCTGTCAGGCTGATAGTACGCCCTGTTTCCCAAGCTGTTGCAGTAGCTGCATTGCCTGTTGTGTCTTGGTTACCTGTAGTGTTAACACCTGGTAGGTTAATACTTGCTGTACCATCAAATGATACACCGCCAATGTTACGAGCAGTCTGTAGGGCGGTAGCTGTAGAAGCATTACCTGTGACTGCACCAGTAACGTTACCTGTGACATCACCTGTTAGGTCTGCTGTTACAGTGTTAAATGTCACATCAGAGCTTGTTTCTACAGCCTGACCAATATTAATGCCTGTACCGTCTACAGTAACACCTGTACCTGCATCAGCAGCAAAGACAGTACCTGTTAGTGTAATACCATTACCTGCACTGTATACAGCAGTAGAGGCTACCTGTGTAAATGTAATATTAGTTGTACCAAAGGTAATAGTATCTTCAGTGTTCATGACATATAGTTCACCTGCACCTGCCGCACCTTCTAGTACAAAGAATGCGTCACCTTTACCAAACGAGTTAGGGTCAGATGGGGCATAGCTATCTGTGTCTGTTGATCGGGTTAGTACCCAGTTAGTGCTTACAGAACCTGTGTTGGTTACAGTGTATACACCGTTCTGTGTAGCATCTGTTTGTTCATAAATAAGTACACGGTCATTAGTGCTTAATGTAACACCATCAATGACTAGTGCAGCTTGTGTGCTGTTGTTAGTAAGTGTAGCACCTACACCTGCTGTACCATTATCGTAATCAGCACTTAGGTTACCTTCACGTTCAACACGTACTGGATCATGATAGTGTAAACCTGCAGCAGCAATCGTGTCTACGTACTCTTTTGTCGCAGCGTGTAGTGCAGACGTAGGGTCTTGATTAAGCTCAAGATCACCGTCAGCATTAAAGAATGCAGCTTTACCTGCAGGTTGTGAAATAAATACTTCAGCTTGTGCAGTAAGGTTAACAGCACTTCCTGAGTTAGAACTTGCTAATACGGTAGTACGAGCTAGGAGAGATGAACCTTCTGTCCACGTGCCTAGCCCGACTTCCCAGTTATTAGTGCTAGGCTCAAAGATACTATAGTAAGTAGTATCACCGTCAGACAAAGCAGCAGCAAAAGTCTGGAAGCCATCTACTGTACCATTCAGGGTAAGAGTACCCGTACCTGTAGTGGTAGTAGTTTGTTTTACTCTGTCTTTAATTACGAGAGCCATAGTCTATGCTCCTATTATGCGATGCGGATAATTGCGTTAGATGCGTCTGCAGTTGGGAACTGGATAGTATAGTCACCATTTGTTGATGTCTGTGTACCACCAAAGTCAATTACTGCAATAGCAGCATTAGAAGCTGACGCATTGTAGATAATACAACCGTCTGCTGAAATAGTAGAAGATGTGAATACTTCGTCATCAATATCTACGATAGCTGTTGTGCCGTCTACAGAGATTGTAACGTTATCTAATAGTTGTCCACCTGCTGTGTAACCTGTACCTGTAGCTTCATCAGAGTTACCTGTTACATCAGAGTAGTTAGTAGTTGCAGCACCATATGTGCCTGTAGGTGTAGCTTTAATTAGTGCAAGATAGATATTGTGGGTATCCAAATCATGAGTACCACCCAATAGTTCCGACTTAAAGCTTGTACACATTGCTGTTGTGATAGCCATTGTTTGGAGTCCTTTTTAAGAGAAAGTAGATGTACTAAAGGGCCAGCCTCTTGACAAGACCAGCCCAATAGTTTATCTAAGATTAAGCAGCGTTGTAGTTCGCTGTGACAATTGCCTCTGGACGCAAGATTTTGCGACCGTATAGGTGCATACCACGAACGATGTCTGCAAAGCTGTCTGGGTCACGGTAGTTCTCAACTTTGTTGATTTGCTCCGCTGAAGCTACTGCTTCGTCTTGACCAGCTACGATAACACCGTAGTTAGCTTCCTGTGCAGTCACGCCTGTTGTACCTGCACCTGTTCCCAAGTATGGAAGGTTATTTGAAACATAAACACGGAAGCCGTGTAGGTTGTTCAATACCAAGCCATTCATTAGGCCAGTGCCGCCGAAATCAGCGTTAAGTACACGTGCGTCTTCGTCTTTTAGCATTTCTACAAATACCGGGTCAAGAACGATCCAACGTCCACGTGAGTCCACGTTAGCTGTATCCATGATACGTGCCATACGTGCAATAACTGTTAGTGGTGACACTGTAGTTGCTGACAATGCTGTTGCGCCTGGAAGACGTGGTGCTAGAGGAATAGACGAACCTGCACCTGCAGTAGCAGAGATTGTCAAGTTTCCGAAGTCTGTAGCATCTAGACGGTTAGCTGCCAAAAGTTCAGCACCGACTTTATCTGCTGCAGAACCATTGGAGGCGGCTGAGTTTGCTTTGTCACCTGAAGCAGTTGTGTTTACTGCCCATGAACCTGCACCACCTGTGTAACCAGATAGGTAACCAAGAACTTCTTCGTCCATTGAATCAGCCATCTTATACGCTGCACGATCAGCAGCCAAAGATGTGAAGTCAACGTGCGAGAACTGCTCTTCGATGTCATCCATTTTGAAAGCAAAGTAGTTAGCTTTGTCGATGGTCAAAGAGAAGTCTTGGTCATCTAGCTTCTCAACAGAAATAGGTGTGTGACGTTGTAAAGAGTTGACTGTTACGTCTGGCTCTTTTTGGATACGAACTGTATCGCCTTGGTTTGCGATCTCTCCGAAGTAGGAGTTGTTCGTGATTGCGTTTGTGACAGCAGTTTTGCGTAGAGCAATCTGTGCCTGTTTGGAATAGATGATTGGGGAAAAGTTCCCGTTAAATCCACCCGATGCGGATGTAATAGCCATAGTTAATTTCTCCTTATAGATATGGCGTGAAAGTAGACACTACATATCCACTAAAGAGGCTCTTCATATTAGGGTAGTCAGCTTAGCGTCAAGGGTGGCCGCCCTATCTGCGCTGGGCCTATACGTTGAGGTAGTTCTTTTTTGTGGCTAGTGCTTAAAAAGCATACACACTTGTATTTGTGTATATACTATAGTTTTACTTATGAATATTCATTTGTCAACTATTTTCTTGACACATCATAAATAAACTTTCCTTGGCGCTGGGCTTCAAATATTTCTTCCATGCGCTTCTCATATTCTTTCATAGACATCTTAGCTACTTGTGATTCACTAAGATACTTAGATGCTTCATCGTGTTCTGGCGTAGTGTTGCGTTTTGTCTTCACTGAGGAAGCAGCTTCTTTGTCACTACTAGATTTTACTTTACCAGTAATACCCTTGTCAACTTTATACAAGTCAATCACACGAGCTACAGACTTAGCATCATCTACATTCTCGTATAGAGCATCTTGTACCCACTTAGGCTGATCTTTAGCCCATTCATGGAATACATCATCTGAGCGAATCTCACCAAAGTCAGGGTGTAGTGCAGCTAGTTCAGCTTCAGCTTTCTCACGCTTAGCTGTGATGCGTAGCTCTTCGATCTCTTTCAGGCGAGTATCTAGTGATGCAGCTTTCTCGTCAGCTTTCTTTGTAGCAATAGCTTCTACGATACCTGCTACGTCTGGATACTTCTTAGCCCAAGCTTCGATCTCTTCGTTTGACTTAGGTAGTACAAGCTCATTCTTAGTAGCAGCTTCTAGTTGTTGCTCTAGCTTTTCTAGCTTAGCAGCTACTTCCTTTTCTTTGTCTTGCATGTGGCGGCGTAGATCACCATAGCGTTGCTTAAAGGTTTTCTCTTCAGCACTTAGGTCTGCATCATCCGCTTCTTGTGCTTCGGCTTTAACTGGCTTTTTCTCTTTTTGTTCAGGTACACTTTCTGCCTGAACTGAGGTGTTCTCAGTGCTTTCGCTATCGGATTCACTATCGGTGGTTTCTTCCTGCGTTTCATCTTCTTGCGCCATGCCAGCTTGTTTCATAAGCTCACGTAGTTCTTCTTCATCACGATTAACTCGTGCCATGTTACGTAAGTGCGATACTGATTGCACTTCTACTTGTTCTACTTCAGCCATTGTTTACTCCTTATGTTGGGGCCAGTCAAGTTATAACTGGGTAGCCTTATAGTTATGTGGATTATATTAGCCTACGCCTAGACCTTCATCATCAGTCCAGCCCATGCTGTTATTCTCTTCTTCGTCATTATTGTTATTAAAAACTGTTGGTTCAGGTGCACCGCTTGGTGTGTAATCTTCAGTACCCCAACCAGAAGCGGCCTTTGCTGCTGCTGTGGCTTCTCTACTTGCTTCGGCTTGAGCTTGTATTGCATCATGCCATTCTTTTGGATCAGCATCAGAGCCTAGAGAGTTAACAAGGTTAGTTGCATCTACCCACTTGCCTGTAGCTTGCTCTGACCATTTTTCATTTGTAGGAACTTCTTTAGGTTTAGTATACTGTTTAGCTTCTTCACCAAAACCAAAAAAGTTCTTAATGCTATCGACTAAACCTAAACTTTCAGTTCTTTTTTCATAGGAAGTTTTCCACTTATCTTTATCTTCTAGAAGTTCTTTCTGTGCTTCTAGCTTAGCTTTTATAATAGGATCATCACTTCCTTCTATTGCAGCATTGATACCTTTTAGTAGATTATTCTTTTCGTACTTCTTAATACCGTAACTAGCAGCTAAACCAGGAAGACCTAACACTGCTGAAGCACCTGCCTGAAGTAAAGGTTGAGAAGAGTAATACGTATTTACTGCACCTTCTACAGATTGTGGATCAGTAAAGTCTATTTCTTTATCTGGTTTTTGTTCTGCAATACGCTGTCGTGCACGTTCTGCTGAAGCTGCATCAAACCCATCATCTTGCGCTACCTGTGGTGCAGCTTGTTCTGTATTAGTAGGTGCATCACCTTCTGTATAACCTGGTGGAATCATACCCATAGGATCACCATTAAAGAATGGGATAGTAATAGTCATACCTGCATCGTTAGTAAAGGTACGATACTCTAGTCCACCTTGGAAGTCTGGACCTGCCATGCCGAACTGTGTTAGGTCAGGCTGCTTGATATACGCTGGATAGTTTAGACCACCTGCTTGGAAGCCCATAAGTCCACCTTGATTAGCCATTACTTGTTGCGGTTCTTCTTGTGGGGCTTGAGCCATGATGACCATAAGCTCTTGATCAGAAATGCCAACGTCACCCGTTTCTTCTTCGATAGGCTCACCGCCAATACGACCATTAGCTTCCATTTCAGCCAAGCCCATCTTAGCTTGTGCACGTAAGTCCTCAAAGAACTTAACACCATAGAAACGTAGAACATCAGCAGGGACAACATATTCACCCTCACTTAACATAGCAGGAATATCATCACGTACTTCTTCAGGTAGAGAACCTGGTGGTACTTCGTTGCCTGACACAGGGTCTATATCTGTACGGCTAGACTTAAATACCGCATCCATTTGTTCATCCATAGCCATACCACCTTCTGCATATCCTGTTCTTTCTGTCAGGAATACCCTATAAGAATCAAGTAAACCTTGTTCTTTTTCTGATATCTTACCTTCAGCTTCTTTATTTGCTAGTACCTCAAACTCAGCTACTAAAGCCTCTAAAAACGTAGCACCCTCTGCAGCCCCTGATTCTCTACTTAAGTCGTATGAAAACTCTCTATCCTTTGTTCCATCAGCTTTAATTATCTCATGTGATGGATTATTAGATAAATATTCATCTTTATACTCTTTATGCTTTAAGACTTCATTTCCAGCTATTGTAAGAGGTACACCTTCTACTCTAGTAATCGGAGAAGTCTTTCTTGATGGATAAGAAAAAGTATTAATTCGCTTAGCTGTCTCTGAATATTTATCGCCCTTTTTATCCCTGAACTCTGCTATGTCATCTAAGCTCGATAGAAACTCTTTATAGTCTTCTAGGCTCTCAAAGTCTGCTTTTTCATCCGCCATTAACTTTATCCCTCAAGTATTTTAGTCTACGCAGTGCACCAATACCACCTTGCGTCTTGTGTATCTCTACTACGTGTTCTGATTGTTCTAAGCGTTTCTGCATAATTCCGATCATCTCATCTAGCTCTTCACAGAATGCGTCCCACTCAGCTTTATTATTTACGAATGCTTTAAGCGACATTACCAGAGAACCCTTCCTCACCTGGTACTGGTGCTACGCCTGTCCCAATAGTACCGCCACCTGCGCCTGTCTGATCCTGTGGTGCTGCCCCTGCTGGAACTGCTGGACCTTCTTGTCCTACT